GGTATGGCTGAAGGTTTTAGATATAAGCTTAAAGTGGGTGTGCCAAAAGCCTCACCTGAGGGGATATCCCCTGCCCCGGATATAGTTTGCGGGGGTGAATAGGTAACCTCCACCCAGACTTGAGTAAACCGGTATGTGTCAGGGTCTGGACTCCAAATTTTAATCCCTGCCTGCAAGGCGTCTATCTCAGCCCAGGTCCAGGCCAGCCCAGTATTGGGATTCACTGCCCAATCATAATAGACAGTCTTCCACTCAGTACCTATATCATAAAAAACAGCACTCCAGTATTCAGCGCCATGTGTTTTTAAGCCACGATGATGCCCACCACCTTCTCTCTGACCCCTGTAATAAATACGGACATTGGTTATAGTTCCTGTACCAGAATGAGCTGGTAAGTTATATAGGTCATACACCGCACCCCCACCTCCAGAGACATAGGTAACACCATCATCGGCTACCGCCTCATCAACGCTTTCCCAGTTCGTAGGCGCCGGGGCACTCCCCCCAATAGTCAATTGAGTTACATCGCCAGCTCCATTAGGTCTCAATATCTCAGTAGCCATCTATCGTCATAGCCTCATAGCTTAAAGATTTTATTAGCGCCGTTATCCCACTGGATAGTTATATCACCGCCGTTAGGGGTTATAGGCAGCCCAGTAGCCGAGTCAATGTAGGCGATTAGACGGGAAGTTGACTCAACGCCAGTGTGCTGATAGATGACGACGGCCTCACAGGGGTCTCCGGTCACCGCTGACAGCACCACATCATCAGCATCAGCGACGCCGTCGACTACGGTCTTGCTGGTAAAAGCGCCGCTAACGGCGACCCTAGCCGTACCGGGCACATCATCCAGGTTGTCGTCTGTGTCCAGGTTAACCGTGTAGTCGGCGGCATCAACCAAGATGCACCTAATGTCGTCGGTATCCCAGTCAATGCTGCCGTCAAGAAATCCCTGGCGTCCGTAATCGTATAGTGCGTTAGCCATTTAGTACCTCCTTACAAGAACTTACAAGATGGGGACTGGGGCTGCGGAGCTGGTAAAGCTCCCCCAGTCCCCATTCGTTATCGCCTGCTAGGTTATGTTCCTGGCAGGTCGAGCTCGGCAATGATGCCGCAAACTAAGCCTCGACTGCGCAGGGAATCAGCGTCGATATTGACGATATAGCCGATGTCCTGCAGCCCGACGCCGTCGGGGGCATAAATGCCGGTATCATCCACCGCGATTTGCTCACCCTCAGTAGGGGCATTAGCCAGGGTATGGGTAAACTCAATTACAGCCATACCGAAAGCGGTAATGATGTCGCCGATAGCTCCATCCTCACCAGCTATAAGAATAGCTGGATGCTCCGCCTCATTGGTGGCTAGTTTCCACCCAGTGGAATACTTAAGCGGGTCACCGGCGCTTACAGCTCCAGCCAGGGTGACTTTTACCGGGCACACGCCCTCTAAAACCTTTCGGCTAGTAGACGCATCAACAAAAGCCATAATAACCTCCTTATACTTAGATTAGTCCTGAACGCCAATTAAGGCGGCGGCCTTGAGACTACTAAACAGCGCCAGGGACACATACCACTTAATTCGGGTTCGGGTGGCGTCCTTGGTCTCCAGTGAGCCGATAGGCTCGACAGTGAGCTGGCCAGGGGCGCTCAAGCCACACAAAGCGCCTTCGCCAAACTGTAGGGCGTAGATAGTGGAATTGGCGGCGCCAGTAGTATCGGTCTCGACACTACCAGCGACAGTGTGGGTATCCAGTATCCAGTCATTAATCCCGATAGGGATACCATTCCAGAGCTGAATGAAGTTGCCGAAGTTATCGCGCTCGGTCTCCATCATACCAGAGCCGGCAGCTCGGACCAGGGCATTGAGCTTACGCCGTGACCTTCGGCTCATAAGCAGCATATCGGGCTTACCGCCCTTTATGGCGTCAATAAGCTCATCGAGCTTAGCCAGGGTTAGGGTCGCCCCGGCGGCTGCCATAGCGATAACCTGGTCACTAGCCGCGGTGGTATCGATTAGCATGCGTAAACCGGTAAACTCCTTGGGGTTGGTTGCCGTATTGCCGTAAATAAAGGTCTGCTCGAACTGATGGCGCGCGGCCTTAGCTTTGAGTTCAAGGACGGCAACCTCTAAGTCCTGAATATTGGAGCGGGTCGCCTTAAGGAAGTTATCGACATCGGCGTCTCCGCCCATAATTTTCAGGGTAGCCGTGAGCTGGTTAAAGGTGGGGGTAGACTCAACCCAGGTATCGCCCACATCGTAAAAAGAGATGCCGGGCAAAGTGTTCTCCTGGTTATAGGTCAAACTATTGCCCACAATTTCGATGAAGGGCAAGTTCTGAAGAATAGGGGACTCGCTAACGATGGTCTCGACTACACCCTGCAAGAGGACATCGTTGGACAGTTTACTGGCTTCGACTAATGACATTCCCATTATTTACCTCCTAGGGCGTATTTGATTTTCTCACGTGGGGATAGACTGGATAGGTCGGGTGCGGTTCTAGCCGGGGCGCCAGCGGGAACTTTACTCGAGGCAATATCAGCCTCGAGGGACTGCCTCACTTGGGATACCAGGGTTTGGGCGCTCTCCAGGGACTGGTTGACAGTCTCAATAGTGTCGCCAGCGATAAGCTCCCCAGGGACGCTGGGGTTAGCTTGGGCTACGGCTGACTTATAGGCGGCTACGGCCTGGGTGTAACTATCGGTCAAGTCAGTGATAGCCCTCTGGCGTTCGGCATCGGTTGACGCCAGGGTGTCTCTCTCGGCAGTAATGTTGGCGACTGCCTGCTCAAGCTCGGTGATAGCGTTCTCCTTAGCTCCAAAGCTACTCCTAAAGGACTCAAGCTCATTGGCTAGAGTTACCTTATCCGCCTTAACGGCTTCAAGCTCGGTTTGTAGGGCTTGGATTTCCTCTTCGGTCATAAGTTACTCCTTTCGGTTTATTCCTCAACGCCGTCTCCCTGAGACTGTACCGCTCTCTCTCGCTCTCCGCCTCTGGTGGAACGGGCGCTAAGTTCTCTATTCATCTTGAGAATAGTGGCTCTCTCGTCAAGCCACCTCTCGAACTCAAGCTCAGGGTCTGGTATGCCAAGCTCGTCCATAGCCCGGCGCCTGGAGTGTACCCCGGTCTGGACTAAAATCTGCTCATTATTAACCTGTCTCGCCTGGTCTTGGGGAAGTACGGCTCCCCAAACTATCCTTAGACGATTATCGCCAAAGCTCTGACCAGTGTATTTCTCTAGAAGTTTGAGAATCATCTGATTTCTTCGGGTATAGGCAGCGGTTCTTATTATCCGCTTCCGTTTAACCTTCTGTAATAGCGGGTGCAGCTCAATCTCCAAAGCGACGCCTGATAGGTCTCTTTCCACACCGCCGAAGGATGCCCGGGGGGACTCGGCGACGTCGTGCATAGTGCGGTATAGAAGGTCAATATATTCAACGTGCATCCTGACGCCACCGCCCTGTAACAGGTCGAGCAGATAGGCTTTGGCGTCCTCCGGTATATTCCAGACGGCTCCTGGCTTAACGGCAATATCCTCTGACTGCTCAATGTTTTCGAGGACGGCGATAGGATTGCCTGATAGCTCCAGTATTCTTGATAGTTGGGACATAGCCCGGTTAAGCTCGCGCTGGGACTGCATTACCTGAGTAATATCGGATATGCCCCAGAACTTCTTAGGCTCTCTAAGGTTAGGGTAGATGATAAAGGGTATAAAACCATAAGGGTTAGGCTTTCTCTCTAAAAGTTTAGAATCGAGGTAAAGCTCAAAGTCTCTGTCCGTCCACAACTCAACCAGGGTGGGCGTTTTGGACTTAGGGGTTATCTTATATATCATTTCGACTTCTTCGGGGGCGAGGGTGTATTTTGAAGCCACACGCCATACCCTAGACATATCGTCTCCCCGCCACCAGGCATAAATGCCCTGAACATCGGGGGCGGTAATCCTAACCTGCTGGGACTCGGTATCCCAGATGACCTTATAGCAAGCGTCCCCCAGGATGGCGCAATCAATCTCGGTATCGAAGTCAAGCTGCTCCAGGTTGTTGGCTTCATAGACTTGGTAGATGGCGGCCTCGGCTTTCTGGGCTTGGGCTTTAGTTTGGTCTGACTCCTCGACGGGGTCGACGGCACAGTTAACGCCCGACATTAGATAGCTGGTGACCTTATCGACTAAGACTTTGGCATAATTAAAGGTTAGACGCTTTTCACCCCTGATTGACGCTCCCCTCCAGTGTTCGCCGTGATAAAAGTCGAGTAAATCGGCGTAGCCTCTAATTCGGTCCCGGTCTTTCTGGGCTAACTGCTGGATGATAGGGTTCTCATCGATAGCCATTTCTCATTCCCCCCTTTGCCTCTCTAGGCTGGTAATCAGCTACGGCTTCAACCAGCAAGGCCAAACTCATTAGAAAATCATCGTGTCCCTCTGCCGGGTCAACATAAAAGTTAATCGTTTGAGAAGGGCGGTACTGGCTTTTAGCCGTCTCCATCTCAAACCAGAACTCGTTATACTCATCTGAACCATCACCCCGATACATTTTAAGCCTGCCCGCGTTGATAGCAGCTAACAAGCCAAAGCCCAGCTCTGATTTAGACGGCTGGGTAAAAGTGAAGGGGTTCACTCGGCTGCCAAGCGCTTTCTTTAGGAAGGACGCCACTGGCTCACCAACTCCGGTAGCGTCAATGACGATGCGCTTGCACTTCCAGAGGTTTTTAAGAATATCGACTAGCTGGGGGTAAAGCTCGGCATGCTTTCTTCCTGTCCAGTAGTAGTGCTCAACAACATTAATCCTGGGCTGTTTCTGGACTTCATCACATATTGAGAAGTCAAGCTCGCCGATGGTAACCACTGTGGAGTCCTGGCGTGGTTTTAAGGCTCGTAGCCGGGCGCCGTCTTCTTCTTCGGACTCCCCAGCCAGGTCAATACCGGCGACATAGGTTTTACCAGGGTCGGGGGTTTGAAGTCTGGGGTGGAGACCCAGTAGTTGAGACCTTTGCTGAATAGTGAGAAATCGGCCGCCGCCTCTAATGGGTAGCAGACGATACTGGGTGAGAAAAAGGGGGTGCTCATCCCCTAAACGCTCCCTCTCCGCCTCAACATAAGCCAGATAATCAGGGTTGTGCTTGGCTACTTCCTCCCAGTCGTATCTAAAGTGGCGTTTCACCCCGTCTTTCCTTTCGAGTTCGAGATTGGTCTGCTTTACCTCCTCCAGAAGGGTAGAATCATCCCAGGTAGTGCCGTAGTGGACGGTAGTAACATTAGTAGTAGCTCCCATTGGCTTAAATTCCTTGGTATATTTATCTTTACTTACATCCTGGGACTCGTCTATTTCCAGCAATATATGGGCGGTATTGCCGACCACATTGGCTGACTCATCGGCGGATAGGAATATGACTCGGACATTGCCCAGCCTGATGATATAGCCCAGCTCAGCCGTCCAGATGCCGTTAAAGCCGGCATCGTTTAGTCTATCCTTCAAGCGCATCATAGAAATAACGGTCTGGGGCTTAAAGGTAGGGGAGCATTTAACCAGGTTCTGCGGCTCAGTCATATAGAGGGTTAAAAGCAAAAGCTCAAGCTGGGCGGAAAGCTCATTCTTACCTGCCTGCCGCGCCATTTCAACCGATAGAGTGAGCCCCTTCTTGTCGAAGATACTATCCAGGATGGCTAAAGCCACTTCCTGCTGGTATGGTCTCAGCCTATTTATTAATAGCGGTTCCAATGCCAATCCCGAGGGGGAGAGCGACATCTCTAAGGACATTGCCTATTGCCTCCTTCAATCCCTTCTTCTGGTCTTTGGTGATGTTATATCTGGTTCTGATTAGCCGAGCCAGGACATTAGTGGCTTCCATAATCAGTCTGATATTGTCGGGGTCATTGTCGATGACAGACTTTATTTTAACCCGAAGGAGGGCAATCTCATCGTCAATACCCTCAACGCCTTGAGCCAGCTCGAGGTCAAGCTGCTCGGCCTCATCCAGAACTTTAGAGTAAAAGCCGTGCTTTCTAGCTCTTTGGTTGCCTGGTGGGGCGCCTCTTGTTTTTTTTGGGCGTGACATTAGGACGCTCTCCTTTGTTCAGTAACTGGGCCGTGGCCAGGACAATGGTGTGGGCAGCCAATTCCCAGTTCTGTTTTTCGATGGCTAATTTCAATAGCTTCATACCCCACTCTCCTTATTATATCAAGTACTAGTTTCTCCTTTCGGGTTCAATGTAGGCTAAGCCCAGAGAAATAAATATGCTCTTCTCTGTATCACCTGCAATTCGCTCGCCGTTGGAAAATAGCCCATCCCCGCTAGCGTGTAGGTGCATACCATTTTGTTTAGCCAGTGAGCACAGTTTTATATTATGTTCCTTAGAACCGGTGCGGATTAAAAGAAGTGTCGCCCAGGTCTGTGGGGTGGCCCAGTAAATATCAACGGGGATTTCGTGATAAGAGAAAGTCGACATTTTTAAGCCGTTAACTCTAGGCGATGTGGCTAGGGGGTCGGCTATGGACGCAACAAGACGTCTCGTATCAAAGAAACCCTGGCTCATCAGCTTAGCCTCATTGGGAATAGCCACGATGTCGATGTCGTGAACCCGGGTCTTCCTGCGTCTAATACTGCCCGCGATTTCTACTTGGTCACAGAACGGGGTCAATCGCTCAACTAAGCCCAGGGCGGTATCGAGCGCTAACTTAAGCTCCATTAGGCGCCTCCCCTGAAAGAGGAAGGACGGCTGGGACTGCAGATGACGTAATCTCTAGGTCAAAGAGAAGCTGGTCACTGCCAATAATGATAGAGATAGGGGGTCCCTGCTTCTGCATATTGAGAAGACGGGCGATGTCGGCTGGCGCCATCTTGGTCTCAATGGCCAGGATGGTGATTAGCCCCTTCTCAGGGTGAAGCTTCACCCTGGTGGTAAAGGACTCTACTCGAGCGATTTTTATTTCTGAAAACATGTGTTTAACTCCTTTCCCTTTATTCGTTCAAGGTCGCTGATGGTTTGGGCAACCATATGCCCGAACCTGCCCTGAGTATGCTTATTATTATTATTATAGATAAATATATTAGTTTTCTTTATGTTGTCTATAGGGCCTATCTGTTTCTCGCCATATTTGGCGAACTTTCTCGCCATATTTGGCGAACTTTTCTCGCCATATTTGGCGATAGTAAAAGCCTCAGCCTTCCAGTGCTGTGGTGGCTGGACTGAGTAAAAAGGGGGATTGCCGGGTGTGGTCGTGATGATGCCAAGGTTTTGGAGTTTAGAGATAACGTGGGGTAGGTGGTCTTTCCCGATGCCTGTTTTTTTCTGAAAGAAGGCTGGGGTTATCTGGTCTTCTTCTCTGAGGTAGCCGTTAGTCTGACGCATGATTAAGAGGACGATGCGGAACTCTCTACCGGAGAGCCTTGAACGGGCTAGTGCTTCCATTGTTGCGGTATGGTTGGGGATAAAAGAGTACTGGATGGGTCTCATTTGTGCTTTCCTTCATCAAGTAGTTCTATGGCGCTGGCTAAGTGCTGTGGCACTAGGTCAAGATAAATAGCCGTGGTAGATATGTCGGCATGCCCGAGTAGCTCCTGAATGGCTTTTATAGATGCTCCTCGTTCGAGAAGGGCGGTAGCAAAATAATGTCGCAGTCCGTGCGGGGATAGGTTATCAATACCAGCCAGTTGGGAATAGCGCTTGACGATGGTGTAAATGCGTTTTGGCTGGAGGGGGAATAACCGAGCCTGGGACTGAAACTCATTCTTCTTGATATAGCCGAAAAGAGATTGCTCGATAATAGACGAAATGGGAATAACCCGGTCTTTGTCGCCTTTCCCCCGCCTAATATAGAGACAATGGTTGTGAAAGTTGATGTCGGTGACACGAAGGTTTAGTAGCTCACCTCGCCTCATACCGGTAAAAGCCAGTATTAAGATAATGAGGCGGTCTCTTTCGGTGGTTTTGGCTGACCAATTATCCCTACGGGCGGTAATAATATCTAGGATGGCATTCAAATCGTTTGAGCTATGGTAGCCGGGTAAATGCCGATGCCTCTTAAACTTTATTACAAGCTCTATGTCCAGGAAGGATAGAAAGGGCTTTAGGGCGTGATAGTAGAGTTGGCGTGAGGCTGGGGAATACCCATGTTCTCTGAGGTGGGATAAGAAAAGCCTGGCTGAGCGCTCGGAGATTTCCTGCCGCCCGAGCCAATCGAGGTAGGCAGCGATGCACTGCTTATACTTGGAGATGGTGGATTGGGCGAGCTCGTCCCGGAGTGATAACTCGTCGAGGTAAGATTTGGTGAGGGCCGTAGATTGAGCTTGGGTGATTAAGTCTGGCATGGAGACTCCTTTTTGATTTCAGTGTAGGCAGTGGAATTACCATTGCCAATAGCTCTTATTCGGCTGGTACCATCGTCATTAAGAGGACCTATAACTCGGCTTATAGGTTTACTTGACCTGGTGATAGTTCGCTTCCCCTGGCCAGGGTTCTGGTGATAGAGGTCGGCAATGCGGGCTACTGAAACCTCGTCGAGGATAAGGGGATAGCCTCGCGATGGGGGCAAGGCTAAAACAGTTACCAGGCCTTGAGCCGCCCACCGGCGATGGGGATAGGTTATACTTGCGAGCTGCAGCCCGCAAGGTGATTGGAGTCCCTTGGCGCGGTCGTTTGGTGATCGCCATATTAATAGTGTAACATATCTTGTCAAGTGTTACAAGTGGGGGGGGTAAAAATGGCTAAATCGGTCTGGGGAATAATACTGGAGCTATGGGGTATAGCCCCGTGGAAGGTCAAGCCGTTGGGAACTAAGCCCCCTCCCCCGCCGAAGGGGAAGGGGGATAAGAGATAGCGGCGGTATCTCTCTCCCCCTCTCCCAGTGGGTGCTTACTTCTCGGTCGTGGCCGGGTATCGGCGCTCGAGCTCAGCTACCAGCTTATCGCTTTCGGCCAGGACTTCATCCATAGTGAAGCCCTGCATGTCAACGGTGCAGTCAAAGGTCTTGACCCCTTTGACAGTAGTGCTGACATTGACTCTATACCTGACTATCCTCTCCATTTGTGGCATCTTTTTCTCCTTTCATTTTACTAGCGACCAGGCCGGGACTTTCGCCTGGGGGTTCGACTTCGCCCCGTGTAAAGCCCAGCCCAGTTGGAGTCTTCTTTATTTCGGGCGTCTTTGGCTCGTTTTATTCGGGTTTCCTCTGTGGGGTATGCTGGAAGCAGCCCCTTGCGCTTTAGCTGCAAGGCTCTGAAGTCCTTAACCGCCCCGCAGCCTGGCTTTTTGCATCGACCCACGCCCTGGCTGTCTATGATCCAATGGTGAATACATTTATCAGCCTGTTTCATAGTAGGCGCCCCCTTTCTCGTCGGCTTGGGGAAGGGGGCGAGGCGTCCCCTTCCCCAAGCAGCCTTTACTTATCATCCATATCAGCCAACTCGTGAGCATCTGGCTGAAGTGACTTCGGCAACCACTTATCACACCGAAGGCACTTAAATCGTCGGCCATACTTCGTTGAGATGAGCTGTAGCTCATCTGACTTATGGCAGACGGGGCAAAGGCGTTGGAGTGGCGGCTCGGCGTTTAGTGGTGGCGCCACCCAGTGACCAAAGGCTGCATTCGCTTTGACTTCCTCTTTACCTCTCCCGTTAATAGGGATGGCGCCTCGAGTGGAAAGAGCGATGATGGCTCTGGTAGCCATGTCGATGCACTCGGTGCCCGAGGCGTCGCTTCTGAGGGTTAGTTGGCAGTCAAAGCCGTCGAGGTTGAATTTAAAGTTGAAACTAAACTTGGCTTCTTGCATTAGACTGACCTCCTTTATTATGCCGGGCGTCTCACCCCGGCAACTCCTCGCTATGCGCCCCGCCTCTCATCGGGACTTGTCCTCGCTGTCGTGGTCAAAGAATGATAGAATGGGGTCATCCTCCAGGCGGCGTAGGCGGGAGGGGACGGGTAGGAATAAGAGAGTGCCCTGGGGGTTAATCCAGTGTAAAGCTCCGCAGCTATTACACCGGATGTTGCCCCGTCCAAGAAGCACAAGGTCGTGTGACCCACACTTACGGCATTTCCACGATGACATTAGTGTTCTCCTTTCTTCGATGACATTGATGACATTAGCGCTCTCCTTTCTTCGGTAGGTAAAGAAGCGAGCTGCCGCTCGTAGGCGGAGACGGCTAAGGCGCACATACCGAAGTAGTCGTTCCACCAGGCGCAATGTTCACCCAAACACTCGACTAAAGATGAATTTGGCAAGCTAGATAATAACGGGCAATACATTTCTTTCTCCTTTCAGTTTTCATTGTGGGTCTAAGCAATCACGGTTGGCCTCCTTTCTTTTCTTTCTGACCTCCTGAAGATGTGAAAGCGAATGCGGCAGTGCCGACAAGCTAGAAAAATGCTCCACACCTGTGGTCTATCCAGGCAGCGTCCTGCGTCTAATATATGAGCGTACTTTCCGCAGCGGCACTTCAAGCTATTAACCCAGGGCTCTTTGGCCAGGTCGGCATACCGAGCCGCCTTAGCCAGAACATTGGGGTCGTAGCCAGGTGGAGCGGTATAGCTTTCACCGGGTCTCTCCCTGACCACGCTGCGACGCCGATAACCCGGCGCAACCGAGTCACCAGGGGCCACCGGCACCAGGGCTGAACGACCACAAGCGGCGCACGAACAACGAACGAAACCAGGCCGAACCCCACGGCGCCACACAGACACCGCCCGAGAACCGCACGCCGAGCAAACCGCGAACCGAATAGCCATTACACACCTCCTGAGAAGAATACCTAGCCACAGCTACTTTCCCTGCCAGCCATAGAGGAAGGCACACGTGCGCAAGAGCTAATAAAAAGGCAGGGCGCGTCCCCGTCCCCCTATCGCTGCCTTTTTATTATGCTATGCACATTTTCAGCAAAATCTGATGGCGTGATGGTGAAATAGGCTGTGAAGCTGAAAATGGCTCTTGCCCGAAGGGCTGACCCTACTCCCTTTCACCTGTAGGGTCAGCGCCGTGTGGTAAACTTAGAGAAGCTGTGGCTGAACCCCGGGGCCAAATCCACCATAGGCGTTAGCGGGGGGTAGGGGGCTGGGAAGTAGGGACCAGTCTAATAGAATAAGCGGACGATGCCTTTATTGGCTGGCTATCGGGATATAATCGTAACTTCCCTGGTTAGTTTCCTTAATCACATAGTGAGCCATAGAGTAGGTAGTAACACTGGGCGTTCCCCCAGGCGCTACTACTCAGCGTTGGAAGGAAAGGCTGGGTGCGAAGTAAGCAGCCTTCGGGACGGGTGCTGACCGCTTATAAATACCTGCGGTGAGCACCCGTCAGTTAGCGGGGTATAGCACTGGCCTTTCCCCCTATCTCCTGAAAGGCGAGTGCTCGTGATTGGTGGGCAGACCCGCCTTAAGCGGGTGCGCAGGTGGAGTGAGGGCTGACCGCCCCCTAAAGTGCGGGTTGGGTCACTACTCCTAAATACCTATGTGACCCCCAGCACCCCTAAAAGCGGTGAGCCCGAGCGATGGGTGGGGCAAGGGTAACAGATTGCTTCTAACGGCTATAATCAGCAATAAACAGCATAAATTAGCATGGAATAGCATGAAATAGCTCAAAGCTGAGGCCAAATGAGAAAGCAACCTTGTGCCTCGCAACCCCCAGCCTAAGACGACAGCCGACAACCTGGAGTACAACTGACAATAGTTAAAGGTGGGGTGGGATGGGGAAGTTAAGGGCGAAAAAGCCCCGCGGGAGGGGATGGGAGCACCGCCGTGGGGTGCGCCCGCAGCCCGCCGAGTTAAACATCTGCCAGCAAGTAAGCTAGACAAAGGGCTGGCGGGCGGCGGGGCAGCCCTCCCCCGAGCACACAGGAATGTAATACCTGCATCGATGGCGAGCCTCCCCACGGGTAGCACTGGTGAAGAACCCCATACCCATAGCACTCTCCCGACGAAGGGGACTAACGGCAGTTGCTTCTCACTAGCCAAACATCAAGGTGATGGCAACAACGGGGAAGATGCGAGGGGGCGCGGTAGCGAGTAGGCGGTGCCGAACTCTGCCTGCGATAGAGTATTGGTGACAAAGAAAACAGATGACGATTCGCTTTGAAGGGGTCAAGCCTCCCCCTTCTGATACCTAAATAAGGGGGAAAGGGTAGGTAGTTTCCATCGGATTGAGGGGATAGGACGGCTAGAATTGGACTACAGAGGCTCGGTTATACACGGGTATAGGGATTCCCTAGCATCATAGCTTTGGGGTATAGATTACCCTTCGTTAAACGCTAGAACAGCCCCTATAGCCACTATGATATCGGTGGGCTGGGGCTAGGGGATTAGGGTAAGACCTGCCCATACCAGGGTAAATGCCAGGGCTAGAAGGATATACAAGAGAACGATTAGCGTAAAGCCTTTGACTGTGTTCATTGCTCACCTTCTTATATTATGTATATACAGCGAGCACTACGGCATCGGTGGGGTTGGTCTCATCGAATAGTAGCACTGCCACCTTCCTTCACGCCACCATCTCGGCTGCCGCTATATTCCTAGCCACTGGTATGTCTTTCAGGTAAGCGGTGTGACTGCCAGTTAACTGGACAACGGCGGTGTAGAGAGTTGAATTAAAACTTTTTAGTATAGCCTTTCTGATATCCATTGACTTGCCTCATTTAATATTGGCGTCTCGTATATGAGTGAACCGCACCATTACTTCCACTGTCCGTTCCTTTACCACTGCCTCACTCTGCATCACTCTGCCTCACTCTACTCTACTACTGTTACTACTACTGTTACTACTACCGCCCCGCTCTCTCTTGCTCCTTGCCTTCCTCTCCTCCACTGTCCGCACTCTCACCACTCGCTCGCTCCTCCCCTTGTCACTCGTATCCCGTCGCCTTCATCATTC